AGAGAGCAGACTTAGTTCTGCTCTTTTTTTATTGTTATTATAAGTGGTTTATTGTTACAATGACCACAATATACTTGACAGGGATTTTGAGTTATGCCAATACCAAAACCAACTGCTCAGGAATCAGAGGAAGATTTCATGGGTCGTTGCATGACAGACAGTACGATGCTATCTGAATATAGTGATAGAGACCAACGTGTTGCAGTCTGCCTTGATAGTTTTAAAAACCCAAAGAAAGAGGAAGACATGGAAGTTGAACACGATATATTAGATTTAGAGTGTGAATATAAAGAGATGGACACAGATGATGATGGCTCGTTTGAAGGCTATGCATCAGTATTCAATAACAAAGATTTAGGTAATGATGTCATCAGACAAGGTGCATTTACTAAAACCATAACAGGCAGAAAAGCAAGTAGCATTAAACTACTCTACCAACATAAAACAGATGAGCCTATCGGTGTTATTGATTCCTTAGAAGAAGATAAACGTGGTCTTAAAATAAAAGGTCGTTTAGCTATGGGTACACAAAAAGGTAGAGAAGTATTTGAATTAATGAAAATGGGAGCATTAGATTCCATGTCAATCGGTTATAGACTTCAACCTGATGGCTATAAATACGATGATAAAAACAAACGTAGAGTAATCAAAGAAGTAGACTTAATGGAAGTCTCAATGGTTACATTTCCAATGAATCCAAAAGCAAAGATAACGAAAGTTAAATTAGCTGAAATGGATGCTAGAGAGATAGAAGCATACTTACGAGATGTTGGTGTGATGTCTACTGCTGTAGCTAAGCAAACTGCAAACGTACTATACAAGTCTTATCAAGAGATAAATTTGTACGAACAACGTGATGTTGTTGATAGTATCAAGCAATTAATCAATAAACTTAACTAAGAGGACTAATAATGTCAGAAGAAATCAAAGTTGTTCTTGATGAGTTAGGCTCTAAATTTGAAGAATTCAAATCAGAGAACAAAACTCGTTTAGAAGAAATTGAAAAAAAAGGACATGCTGACCCTATTCTCCAAGAAAAAGTTGATAAAATGTCAGATGACATTGCTAAACTAGCAGAAGTCAAACAAGCACATGAGATTCAACAAAAAAATCTTGAAGAAGCAACAGCAAAAATTGAAAGTCTAGAAACCATATTAGCTAGACCAAATGCTTCTAAATCTGCAGATGTAGATATGCAAGTTAAAGCATTCGGTAAATGGTTAAGAAAAGGTGAAATAGATGAAATGGAAAAGAAAGCACTTTATGAATCAGATGATACTCTAGGTGGATTTTATGCACCTACAGAATATGTAGCTGACTTAATCAAAAGTGTAACTGAAATCTCTCCAATTCGTTCTATTGCTAGAGTAAGACAAACAGATAAACGTGGTATCGAAGTGCCAAAAAGAACAGGTCAATTCTCTGCTTCTTGGGTATCTGAAACAGGTACACGTTCTGAAACAACAGGCTATACAACAGGTCTACAACAAATCGATGCACACGAACTTTATGCATTAGTAGATATCTCACAAGCTATGCTTGAAGATTCTGCTTTCGATTTAGAATCTGAAATGGGTTCTGAATTTGCAGAGCAATTTGCTAAAGCAGAAGGTACTGCATTTGTTAGTGGTTCAGGTGTTGGACAACCTTTAGGTTTCACAGATGCATCAGCTGGTGTTGGTTCAACTAACTCAGGTGATAACTCTGCATTAACAGCTAATGGTCTTTATGACTTAGTTTATGCAATCAAATCTGAATACTTAGGTAATGCTCGTTTCGTTATGAACAGAACTACTTTCTCTAAAGTACTTCAATTAGAAGATACAGCAGGACAAAAAGTATTCCATGTTGGTTTAAATCTAGTAAGTGGAGCTCCTTCTACAATAGCAGGATTCCCATATGTACTAGCAACTGATATGCCAGATGTTGCAGGAAGTGCTAAACCAATAGCATTCGGTGACTTCTCTAGAGCATACACAGTTGTAGATAGAGTTAATCTATCTATCATGAGAGACCCATACAGCCAAGCTACAAGTGGTAACATCAGATATGTTGCTCGTAGAAGAGTTGGTGGACAAGTAGTATTAGCTGAAGCAATTCAACTACAAAACATTAGTGCATAAGGAGATAGCAAATGAGAGACATTTCAAATAGAACTTCAGTTGTTAAAGCACTTGCTCCTGCAGTTGTAACTGCTGATACAAACGGCTCAACAATCGATTTGCAAGGTTTTAACTCTGCAATGATGGTTATGCATACAGGTATCGAAGGAGATACATTATCAGGTTCTGTGAAGTTCGACTTTATATTAGAAGAATCAGATAATGGTTCAGATTGGTCAGCTGTTACATCATCTACCGATGTTACAGAAGGCAGTGTTGATTCTAGTGGTATCTTTTTAACACTTGATGATAATGCTGAAACACCTCAAGTAACCCAAATAGGGTATATAGGTGGTTCTCAGTACATCAGAGTTAGAATTGATGCAACAGGAAGCCACAGTAATGGCACACCAATGAGTGCTGTTGTTGTAAAGGGCAACCCTTCTGATTCAGAGGATGCTTAATAGCCTATAACTAGGCACATGGTGGGTAGACTTTGTTATTCGGTCTACCCACCGACTGAGGTATACTATGACTGTGAGTACAGCATATACTGAAAAAGAGTTAGATATAATTAAGGCTATTTATAAAATAGACCCTAAAGCTAAATTTCATATCAAAGGAAGTTTAGAGAGTCGTATCGACTTTTTATATGGTGGAATAGTATGGGATACAGAACCTATTTCTTGGGAACAAGTAGTAGAGAAAATGTACGAATTAAATAAAGGTGATTAAATGAAAATCAAAATGTTACAAAGAACATTAGGTTCAGGAAATGCTAGTGGTAATGGCACTAAATGGTATGAAGAAGGTGAAATCATAGATTGCACAGAAGAATGGCAAGTTAAATTAGGTCAGATGTTTTTAGATGATGGTAAAGCACAAGAACTTAAAATGGTTGAGCCAACTGAAAAGAAAGTAGTTAAAAAGAAAACTGCATCTAAAGAAGATAAACCAAAACTAGTTAGAAAGAAAACAAAGAAAGCAACCAAGAAGTAATGAGACATGGCTCGTACTCTAGGCACAGACTTTCAAGCACAACTAGATAGCTCACAGCTAGAGCCTTTCTTTGCTGTATCAGTAGGTTTCACTATACCACTTAATCTATGGACAGGTTATAACACCATCACTATAGGTGGCACAGAATATTTCCCATCAGGAAACTTATTATCTATCAGTCCAATAGATGAATCAGCAGATATCAGAGCCAATGGTGTCAAAATAGCATTATCAGGTTTAGATAGCAGTATTATATCATCAGCACTTACAGAAGATTCACAGGGTAAGATTGTAAAGATTTATTTTGGTGTATTAGAAACAGCATCTAATGCTACAGCAGTAGTAGATACTCCATATCAAGCATTTGAAGGTTTTATAGATAGAATGGCTATTGTAGAAGATAGAAATATAGCAGAAATATCAGTCGATGTAGAAAACAAACTTATTATGTTAGAAACACCACTTAACAGAAGATATACCGACCAAGACCAAAAGAATTTATTTGCAGGTGATAGAGGATTAGAGTTTGTAGAATCACTACAAGATAAATCAATTGTTTGGGGTGGTGGCTCTAATTAATGCATGAATCCACTAGAAAAAAGATTAAATGATATAAGTGATGTAATTAATCTTTATAAATCATTCGATAAATATAATAACCATACAAGAGAAGAACTATTTAATTATCTTCTACAGCCATTCAATTTAAATCAATATAAGATTTTCTATAAAGATAATCAACCATCAGCATTTGTTTCATGGGCATTTTTAGATGAGGAATATGAAGAACATTTTAAATTAACATCTGATATTAATAATTGGAATTGTGGTGATAGAGTTTGGTTGGTAGACTTGGTATCATGTGGTGATTCTAGAAAGATGGTTAAATGGACTAACCAATATTTTAGTAAACTATTAGGTGTAGGTAAAAAAGTGAATTATTTAAAGATAGATGATAAATGGAATATATACAGAATATCATCTTCAGTAACAAAGGAGTGTTATAGATAATGGGTGGTGGTGGTGGAATACTAGGAACAGTAATCAGTATAGGTACAGCTATCTATACAGGTGGTGCTTCATTAGCATTAGGAACTAAAATAGCACTTAATGTTGGTGCATCTTTAGTTGCAAGTGCATTAGCACCAAAACCCAAAGCATCCTCATTAGGCAGTAAATCTTATCAAGACCAAACAACTAATCGTAGTTTGATGGTTAAAGAACCTATTACTACAAGAGAAACTGTTTATGGAATAACTAAAAAGTCAGGCTCTATATTATTTATGGATACAACTGACAACAATAGAAGATTACATTTAGTTGTTGAAATAGCATCACATGAGATTAACAATTTTGGTACAACTGTTGATGATAGATTCTTTTTTAATGAAGAATCGATACAATTAGGTCTCTTATCAAAAGGTGGTGGTGGCTATACTGACCCTGATGGTATTTATAGATATACACCAACAGCAGGAAGTTATAATGAAGGCTCAGACTATAATCCTAATAATAAAAAAGTAGAGGTTAAATTTCATAAAGGCTCAGATGACCAATTATCAGATTATGATTTAAGAACCCAAGTATCTAAATGGACAACAAATCATAGGTTAAGAGGAATATCCTATATCTATGTTCAAATGGAATATGACACAGACATGTTTCCTAATGGCATTCCTAACATAAGTACAGTTGTTCAGGGTAAAAAGCTTTATGATTTTAGAACAGACACAACAGCATTTTCTAGAAACCCTGCATTATGTATTTATGATTATTTAACAGATACAAGATTAGGACTTGGAGTAAATCCTGACAATATAGATATTACATCATTCACTACAATGGCTAATTTATGTGATGAAGATGTAACTAAAGTTGGTGGTGGAACAGAAAAAAGATATCTATGTGATGGTATTGTCTATAGTGATACAGCTCCTATGCAAGTGCTTGATGATATGCTAACAAGTTGTGCAGGAGTATTATCTTATTCAAATGGTAAGTTTATTTTAAAAGGTGGTCAGTATGTAGCACCTACTTTAACTTTAACAGATGATGATTTTATATCTCAAATATCGATAGAATCTAAAAAATCTAGAAAAAATTTATTTAATACAGTCAAAGGTATATTTACATCATCAGAGACTTCATGGCAACCTACTGATTATCCTATAGTTACAAGCAGTACATTTACCGATGCTGATGGTGAAACTATTTATGGAAATATAGATTTACCATTTACTACATCAAGTGCTACAGCTCAAAGGATTGCTAAAATTGCTTTATTTAAAAATAGACAGCAAATAGTTGTATCAGCACAAGTTAAGATGTCAGGATTTAAGTTACAAGTTGGTGATACAGTCAATGTAACCAATAGCAGACTAGGTTGGACAGATAAAGTATTTGAGATAGCTGAATGGAGTTTTAATACTAATGATACATTAGGCATTAATCTTATAATGGTTGAAACAGCATCATCAGTTTATGATTGGGATGCAGAAGAATCTGAATTTGTTGCAGATAATACTACATTACCAACAGTACAAACTGTAACAGCACCTGCTATCGTGGTTACAGATGAACTCAGAGTATATTCAGAATCACCTATTACAGTATTAAAAGTTGTATGTTCTAGTAGTCAAGGAACAACGAATGAATTTGAAGTAGAAGCATTAAATAATAATGACCCTGATGGAGAATATGTAACTCTAGGCAGAAGTAAGCACAATATATTTGAATTAGTAAATGCAGAAGATGGAGCAGTTTATACAGTCAGAGCAAGGTCTATTAACTCATTTAATGTGCATTCTAGTTATGTCACAGCAGACCACGAAGTTGTTGGTAAAACAGCACCACCTAATGATGTAGAAGACTTTTCATCTAATGTAATCGGTGATGTTGTAGCATTGAATTGGACACCTGTACCTGACTTGGATTTATCACATTACATCATTAGACACACACCGATAACTGTATCACCTAAGTTTGAGGAAGGAATCATTGTAGCTAGAAAAGTAGCTAAACCTGCTAACTCTATTTTATTACCTGCTAAGACAGGAACATACATGATTAAAGCAATCGATGTATTAGGTATAGAAAGTGAGAACTCAGCTAAATCAGTTATTATCTTAAACTCTATAACAAGAGATTATAATATCGTAAGCTCATCAACAGAGAGCCCTGATTTTACAGGTGCTAAACAAGATGTTGAAGTTGTAACAAGAGAGGGTACAAATTATCTTGAATTAATTCATGCAGTTTTATTTGATGATGGTGTTGGAACATTTGATGATGATATAGGTCTATTTGATGATGGTGGACAAACAGCATTTAATACTGAAGGCACTTATGACTTTCCTTTATTTGACTTAGGTGCTGTATTTAATAGCCGTGTTACCTTTACCTGTAAATTTGAAAGACACGATGAATCATCATTATTCGATTCTCAATCAGGATTATTTGATAGTTATGGTGGATTGTTTGATGGTTTATATACTGAACACAATGATATTAATGTTGAATTATTAATTAGCACATCAGAAGATAATATTACTTATACTGATTACAGAACATATATTCTAGGTGATTATACAGCTCGTTATATCAAGCTTAGAGTTAAACTAACCACAACTACTCAGGTATCATGTCCAGCTATTTATGAATTATCAGCATCAGTAGACATGCAAAATAGAACAATAGCAGATAATGATTTAGTATCAGGCACATCACCAAGTGGATATACAGTAACATTCTCACCTGCTATGAAGCTTTTAGAAGGTCTTAGCATAGCATCTCAAAACCTAGACCAAAATGAGAGATATAATATAACAGCTAAAGATGAAACAGGATTTACCATCATATTCTATCAAGGAAGTGGCACAGGTACAGTTATCAGCAGAGAATTTGATTATGTAGCTAAGGGCTATGGATATGTGGAATCTTAATAATTTAATGATATACTTAAACCAATTTATAAGGAGATAAATTTTGTCACAACACGATTTAGATATTGCTAACCAAACGTTTCCGAACACTAGGTCAGATTTAAACGATGCTTTACAAGCATTAGGAAGCACATCATCAGGTGCTACAGTTCCATCAACAACCTATGCTAATCAGCTATGGTATGACACAGCTAATAATAAGCTTTATATCAGAAACGAAGACAATGATGCCAATATCGAGATATGTGAACTTGACCAAACAAACGATTCAGTAGAATTTTTTAAATCAGATTCAGTTAGAACAGCATTAGTAGAATATACCGATGGAACAGATGCACTAACTGTTGGAAGTGGTGGTGAATTAACAACATCAAGCACATTAGATGTAGATGGTAATGAATTAATATTGGATTCTGATGGGGATACCTCTATTACGTCAGACACAGACGACCAAATAGATTTTAAAACAGGTGGCACCGATAGAATGGTGATTGATTCTAGTGGTAATGTAGGTATTGGCACAGATGCTTCGGATAATAGTATATATGGTGGAATATTGAATTTAACTGATGGCTCAGTAGGTGGAGAAACAACTCTTGTTATTGCTAATAACAATGCAAATCAGTTTATAAGATTAGGTGTAAATGATAGTGAAGCTCAAATTGTTTACGACAATGCTGATGAGTTAGTTTTTGGGGAAGCTACAGATTCTACTACATCAGGCATAACTACAGAACGTATGAGAATAGCATCTACTGGATATGTAGGTATAGGTACTAGTAATCCTGCTAGAGATTTACATATATCAGATTCAGGAACACCAGCTATTCGTTTGCAAGATACAGGTGGAACTAATCAATATTGTGAAATGCTTGTAAGTGGTAGTGCTGTAATTTTACAATCTAGGAACGATACATCAGATGGTAATATAGTTTTTAGAGGATTAGGTGGTGGTACTGCTACAGAACATATGAGAATAAACTCCAGTGGTAATGTAGGTATAGGTACTAGTAGTCCTAGTAATACACTTCATGTTAAAAACACTACATCTTCAGGTGCTTTAATACAATATGATGGTCAAAGTAATGGAGAATTTGGATTAAGAATAGAAAGTAATATTAGTGGTGGTAATTTTGAGGGAGACTTTGCTAATGATGGTGCTCTATTAGATTTATTTGCTAATAGTTCAACAACAACTGGTGGAGATATATTAGTTGCAAGAACTCAAGCATCTGACCCTGTTTTTATAGTTAGAGGAAATGGTAATGTAGGTATAGGTACTAGTAGTCCTTCTAATGCATTAGAAATTACAACCAACACGACTGACCAACTTCGTATAAGTGATGTTACTGGTGATGGATGGGAGTTTCGTGCAGGTAGTAACTTAATCTTTAAGGATGATGGCACAGAACGTATGAGAATAACTAGTGCAGGGCATGTAGGTATAGGTGTAGCTGCAGCTGGAAATCCATTAAGTGTTTTAGGAGATGCTATTACACCTGTAGCTGTAAATAGAACAACTAATGATGGAACATTAATTTCTTTTAGACAAGATGGTGTACAAGAGGGAACTATTACAGTATCAGGTACAACAGTATCTCTTGTTGGTGCTCATTTATCTCGTTGGGGAAGATTAGCTGATGGCTCACAACCAACTATCCTAAAAGGCACAGTAATGTCTAACCTAGATGAAATGATTGTATGGTCTTATGATGATGTTTTATACACAGAAGAAGATGAACTACCTGAGGGTAAATCTGTAGGTGATGTTAAAACACCTGCTTACACAGCAGAAAACGAACAAAGAAACCAACTTAAAATAAGTGATGTTGAGGGTGATATCAATGTTGCAGGATTATTTGTTAAGTGGGATACAGAAGAAGATGGATATAACGATATAGATTTAGCAATGACAGGTGATATGGTCATCAGAATTGCACAAGGAACAACAGTTCAAAGAGGAGACTTACTTATGTCAGCAGGTGATGGTACAGCAAAACCACAAGAAGATGACATAGTAAGAAGTAAAACAATTGCAAAGGTTACATCAACTACAGTAATCAATACTTATGATGATGGAAGTTATGTAGTACCTTGTGTAGTAATGGCTTGTTAGGAGAATAATTAATGTACGAATGGAAATTTAATTTTGATGTAGA